TGCAACAAGAATTTGAAATTCAAAGCATTGTTAATTCAACTACTTTTACAGTAAATGTAGGAAGTATTGCAACACCAGGAGTTGTTACAACTTCAGGATCATCAGCAGGAGCACAATTTCAAGTTAATATTGGATCAGAAACTACTATTGCAGGACAAGGTTGGGGAGCAGGATTTTGGAATCAATCAACGTGGGGAACACCAAGACCAAAATCTGTTATTCTATCCTCAGCGAGAGTTTGGGCTTTAGATAACTTTGGAGAGGATTTGTTAGCAACCATTAAAAAAGGTAAAACTTTTAAATTAGATACTTCTGCTTTTATAGCTTCTTACACAACTACAACAACAAGAGCAACTTTAGTAAGTAATGCCCCTGCAAAATCTAATTTTATGATTGTTTCTCCAAGAGATAGACATGTTATTTTCCTTGGAACAGAAACAACTCCAAACACTTCTGCAAGTTATGATCCTATGGCCGTATTATTCGGTTCTCAAGAATCGTTGACAGATTTTAGCCCTAATGCAACAAATACAGCAGGATTTCAAAGATTATCAGATGGTAGTATCATTCAAACAGCAATTAGAACTCGAGGCGACATATTAATATTAACGGATACCTCTGCACACGCAATGCAGTTTGTAGGACCTCCATTTACATTCTCATTTAAACAAATTGGTTCTAACTGTGGAGCTATTGGAACAAATTGTGCAATTGAAGCACAGAACGTTGTTTATTGGATGTCTTTTGGATCATTCTATATGTTTGATGGTGTTGTAAAACAAATTCCTTGTTCTGTTCAAGATTATGTTTTTACAGATATTAATTTAATTCAGTCTGATGTTTTTTATGCTGGATCTAATACTAAATTTGGAGAAGTGACATGGTTCTACTCTTCTTTAAATTCTAATAATATAGATAAAATGGTAACTTATAATTATAAAGAAAATGTGTGGACAATTGGTACACTTGCAAGAACTGTATGGGCCGATAAAAGTGTTTTTGATGCTCCACTAGCAACTAAATATTTACCAAATTCAACGACTCTCGCAACACCGACCGTGATTGGTTTAACAGACGGTATCTCAACACTTTACAATCAAGAAACCGGCGTTAATGATGATACCGATCCAATAACCGCTTATATTACATCGGGAGACGTTGATGTTGTAGATGGAAATAATAATTTATTTATTAAAAGATATATACCTGACCTAAAAGATCAACAAGGAGCAGTTAATTTTCAATTTTTAGTAAGACAATATCCAGGCGCGACTCAAACAGTTGCATCTAGTACAGTTGTGTATTCTACAACAACTAAAGTTGACATGCGCGCGCGTGGACGTCAGGTTGCAATTAAAATCATAAGCACAGATATTGATACTAAATGGAGGTACGGAACATTGAGGATTGATGGACAAGAGGATGGTTTAAGATAATGGCTAAACTAGATCAACCAAGACTTGCAAACGCAACAACAGAATATAATCAACAACAGATGGACCAGATTATTAGAACACTAGAGCAGATGGTGTTACAATTAAATAGTACTTTTACACAAGATACACAAGATATAGCAGAATCGCAAAACTGGTTTATGATAGGAAGATAATATGAGTAATATTTATAGAGGAATTTTAATAAAACCAACAGTTACAACACAAACAACTGTTTACACTTGTAATGCAACATCACGTGCCATTATTCAAAATATACAATTAACAAATCAGTCTGGATCTAATACTGCAGAAGTTTTTGTGTATGATTCTTCTACTACAAGCACTGCTGAAATAAGTCACGTTAATTTAGGATCTAATGCAACAGAAAATATAGCTAAAGGACCCATTGTTTTAGAAGAAGGAGATGCACTCTTGATTACAGTTAATAATACTAATATAACAGGTATTATATCAATAATGGAAGTGAATAGAGGATCATTAACAACGTAATGAAAGAAATAAAAGTTATTTGTGATTCAGAAACTACAATCATAAATTTAAAGACAGGATATATTTATAAAGATGAGGCAGAAGCACAAGCAGATACAACTGTTGATCCTAAAGATTTAAGACGTGATGTTAAAATTATAGTTCCAGATATACCATTATTTAGCAAAGCATGATTACTGGAGATAGCAGAGAATATGAATTCTTTGATGAAGCTATAAAGTTATTAAAAAATCCAATAGGTGTAAGTGTTGAAATTGGTGTCCGTCGTGGCATGGGTACTAAATGCATTATTGATGCTTATAGAAAATATCATCCCTCTATACAATTAAAACATTTAGGAATAGATCCTTATGGTAATATTTTATACCGCACATCAGACAAGGATAAAGGTGTTAGATTAGATTATACAAATAAAATGAAGCAAGAAGCATTACTTGCAATTATAAAAGATTATCCAGAATTTAATTTTATTAATTTAGAAGATTCAGAATTTTTTAAAAGGTATGCAGATGGTTATCCTGTTTATGATTTTGAAAAAAAATTATTAACACAATATGAAACTGTTCATTTTGATGGACCTCATGATACTGAATCAGTTATGAATGAAGTTAATTTTTTTTTAAAAAAAAAACCTAAACAATGTGTGTATATATTTGATGATATTGATACTCATGACATTGACAAAATAGGTAAACATTTGATAAATCATAGCTTTAAAGAATTTAAAAAAGGTGAGAGAAAGGCAGTGTATCATTGTGAATCCTAGGGGTGGAACAGAGATTTTAAAAGAGCAATTACTCGCTCAACTATCAGAAGAATCATTAAAAGAAATTAATTTAATTGGTTCTATTTGCCATCCATCACTTGTTAAAAAAAATGAAATCAACGTTCTTTGGCAACACTTAAGTTATGATCAGCCAAATGTACAATATATGCGCGATCGTAAATTTGTAGACTCTATTGATTATTTTATTTATGTTAGTCATTGGCAATACAATAAGTTTAGAGAAGTTTATAAGATTCCAGAATATAAATCATTTGTAATTAAAAATGCAACTCATGCATTTGAACCTATTAATAAAGAACTATTAATGATTACATCAGATAAAATTAAACTTTTATATACTTCAACTCCTTGGCGTGGACTTGCAATATTAATTAAAGCAATTGAAATATTAAACAAAACAAGAGAAGATTTTGAGTTAGATGTTTATTCATCTACTAAAATATATGGTTCACAATTTGAAGAAAGTGAAAAAAATAAATTTGATGCATTATTTAATAAATGTAAAAATACACCTAATGTTAACTATCATGGTTATACTTTTAATGGCGAAATAAGAAAAGCAGTTCAAAAAGCTCATATCTATGCTTATCCCTCTATCTTTGAAGAAACATCCTGTCTTGCTATTATAGAAGCGATGTCAGCGGGTTGTCATGTAGTGACAACAAATTACGGAGCGTTGCCAGAGACCTGTGGTGAATTTGCAACAATGATTGAATTTGATTCTAGTGGTCAGAATTTAATTGAACGATACGCAGAAACATTAAACTCGGTCATTGACAATTATAGAAATAATTTATACAAGGACGATTTAGAAATGCAAATTAAGTACTACAATAAAAATTATTCTTGGGAAACCAGAATACAAGAATGGAAAAATTTTTTAAATTATGTCAGATCAGAAAAAACACGTTAAACTATTCATAGCAACACCAGCATTTGGTCACCAAGTTACAACTAGTTATGCAAACAGTTTATTAAAGTTTGTATCCACACCTCATCCAAGACTTGCAGTATCTTCAGCAATTCATATGCAATCAGGTATGGCTTTAGTTACGCAAGCAAGAAATAATTGTGTAGCATATTTTCTTAATTCAGAATGCACGCATTTTTTATTTATAGACGCGGACATTGGATTTGAACCAGACGCAATATATCGATTAATAGAAAAAGACGTCCCCATTTGTTTGACACCTTATCCGGTAAAAGGTTTTGGCAAAGATTATCAATTACAATTTATAGTTCATTTTCCAGATAAAAATAATGTTAGAATAGACAAAGATGGATTTACAGAAGTAACAGCAGGACCCACTGGATTTATGTTAATTAAAAGAGAAGTATTTGAAAAGTTAGGTGAAAAATATCCAGAACGAAAAACAGTTAATAAGCAACTAGTCGGTAATAAAGTAGAAAGTATGGAAAAAGGTTGGTATACATTTTTTGAAACAGCACAAGATCCTGAAAATGGATATCTTGGTGAAGACATTGCTTTCTGCAGATTATGGACCAATATTGGTGGTAGAATATACGCGGACACACAAACGCCGCTCACGCATTTTGGATCGCATGCATTTCATGGCAGTTTAAATATGATGTTTGCTAAACAAAAACCGATTGACGATAAGAAAAAAGAATAGTAAAATCACCATTTTCGTTTAATTCAAGACTAGCAATCTTGCTCACTTTAATATAAATTTAAATAAAATTATGATTAGCAATATGCAATATCCAAGAGAAATGTATGGTAAAGGTGGATTGACCTCTTTAAGAGAAGCGCGAAACCTATTAGAAAAATACGCATTACCAGGAGAGTCATTAGCATACATTAACGAAGAAGAAGCAAGATTCTTAAAATATATGGGTGGAGCTGGTATACCAATAAATTCATCTGGAATACCTTCTTATTTTGTACATAAAAAAGCTGCAAAAGCAGTAGCTAAAGTTTTAGATAAAATTGTACCTAATGAAATTAAACCTTTCTTACCATTTATAGCAGCAGCTGTTCCATTTATTGGTCCAGCTTTAGCTCCTGGAATATTCGGAACTTTATCAGCAGCTCAAATGGCTGCAGTTGCAGCTGGTGCTAATGCGTTTTCACAGCTTTCTCAAGAAGGAGCTGCGGAACGTGGATTAAATCCAGTATCATTAGGTTTATCTGCTTTAGCAGGATATGGAGCAGGAGCCGGTAATCTTGCTAAAGGTGTAGCAACACAAGGAAATATTGTTGGT